CAAAATCTTCATAATTATATAAATGAAATTCTTCAACATTAATGCCTAAGTCTAATTGTGGAAAAAAACAAAACGGATAATGAGAAAGATCAACTAATAAATTTTTCATAATATACTCCTTAAAATTCATTACAAATCAAAAATCTATCTACAAAACTATCAATATCAGGGGCATTAAGATTGTGCCTTTTGTGATAGTGTGTAAAGTTGTCTAAATTACGATCTAGCATTAAATTTTCAACATAAGCCAAATGTTGAAAATTTACATCAACACCCAAACTTTGATAATAATTAACTAGCTCGTAATCTTTCATTCTGCTTACTGGTTTAGGTTTTTCATTACTTTTAAAAAGCTCGTCGCAAATTTTTAAAATTTGCCTTTGTTTTAAAGTGCTACCAAAATTCTTTATTTCATCGCTTGCATCATCATCGACTTTATTATTTATCTTAAGCCTATCGTAAAAATTCATAAGCCTGCCACCAATATAATGCTCTAACCTACCATTTAAATAAATGATCTCTTCTTTGTTAAAAGGCAAATTTATATAAATATAATCATCTTTTTTATTCCACTCTATCAATGCCCTAGGATCATTTATTAGATCATTTAAATGGTAGAAATCTTGCATTGAGCTAATAAAATTTATCTTTCTATATACCCACAAAGGCACTTTAGTGCGTGAGCTTAGAAAGCGCCTAACTTTATGCTTTACATACCACGCAGAAAGCTCATCAAAATTCTGCGTTTCTTTTAAATTTATGAAAGTCTTTTGAATGTATTTCATCACGTAGCCACTGGGATTATTAATTGAAGTTTGAAAGCCGTTTAACTCGCCATTTTTCTCTTGCTCGCTCGTAATGGCATCTGTTTTTAAATTTTGTGGAGCATAAAAGATATTTGTATAAATTCTTTTCATAAAATCAAGAGTATAGGCTGGGACGTAAAATAAAGCGTGGATATGTGGCACGCCATCTTTTTTATGTGGCTCGAAACACCTTATATAACTTCGATCTATACTTTTAAATGCTTTATGATAACGCTTAAGAAATAAAACCCATTGATAATTCAATACGGCCACCAAATCAGAGATAGTCAAAGGTGCTAAATTTTTAGCCTTATATTTGATTTCATCAGGTAAATACTTATAATCAATAGACTTAAATTTAGAGTAATCACCATTTAAAGCACCCCTAAAACAGCCGTTTAAAGTGATCGTTAAGAAAACTGGCACTTGAAAGTTATCAATAGCAAAAGAACTAAACACATTAACGCGGTTAGACACTTCAGCGTAATATTTCGGGCTAAAGTTTGCTGACATTGAAATATCAAGCAAATTTTTAACCTGCCCTAAACTATTAACAAAAGAAAAAGAGCGCATATACTCCCTTTGACCATCAAGCTTCTCTTGACAAAGCTCTACATCAAAGGGCGAAACACCGTATAAATTCCTTGCTCGCATAGTCGCTTCCTTAAAGGTGAAAGTTTTTTATTAATTTGACAAGAGCCACCATTTGGCGGACTTCGTCCGCACAAATGGTTGGCTTTTTGGCTACGCCAAAACACACTTAGGCGAAAGGGGGCTTTTATGACCCAGCTGGCTCGTTTGTTGCACGGCTCGAAAAGGCTGGCCGAACTAAAAAGCTTATTACTCGCCTTTTGTAGGGGATATCCCCTACACCCCTTAAAACATTAAATAATTTGAATTGTGAGAGTTAAAACAGAGTTTATTTCGCTGTCTTGCTCTACTGAAAAAAGATACTTAAGAAGCCAAATATCTTTAAGGATAGGGACGCCGTTACGTTGCTTAGCAGTGGTCTTTTTGTTGATACCACTAAGAACCAAGACGTCACCACGCTTAAGAGAATATGAGCTTTTAAGCTCTTTCTTTGAAACAATGGGCGTTAATGATGAACTTTGAGAAAGGATATCCTCGAGGATTAAATGCAAGTCAAAATCGATATGATCAGATAGGATTATAGGCTTGAGATTAATTTTTAAACCAATGTCTTTGTATTCATAACTATCGGTTTTTTGGTAATTTACGTTTGATATATCAGTTTTTGAAACAAGATAAGGGATATTCTGAACAGAACTAAAATAAACTTCAGTATGATTTTTTGCCGTCAAGACTGGCGAAGAGATGATTTTTGTAATGCCGTTTGTATCAAGAAAATTTAATATGCCAAAAAATGCACTATCATCATTTTTAATGACGTTTGAATTTGTAATGTAAGGGGAAGTAATTAAATTTATGTAATAGGCTAAATCGCCGTGATTGAGTGGCTTAAGTAAGCCTTGTAAATTTGTGCCTAAATCTTTTATATCTTTTAAATTTGTTTCGGTAATTGTAAGCTTAAATGTTACTTGCTCTAAGCTTTTATCGATCTTAGCGATAGCGTCTTTTAACTGGTCAAAAATATAATCATCGGCTCTAAAAAAGACAGAGTTTGAAGCGGTCGCATAGGTAGCATTTAAATCAAACTGGCTAAGAATTTTATTAACATCTTCGACAACATAGTTTTTAAGATCGATACGCCTAAGATCATAATCAGGCAATTTTTGAGAGCTTACATAATAGAAATTATCTTTTTTGTAAAGATATAAATTCTTTGCTTCAAGCATCTTTCTAAACATAGAGATCGTAATTTTTACTTCATCTTGATAAATAAAGTAGTATTCGCCTTGATGAATACTCTCATCAGTTACAATAGCTATATTATTAGCCTTGCTCGTAAGACGTGCGAAATCTAAAAGATCAGTGTAAATTTCGGCAGAATACAGGCTATTTAATAGCAGACACGGAAGAATTAGGAATTTGATTAAACTTTTCATCGGAAACACCTTTGTTATTTTTTTGGATTAAATTTGCAAAAACTGGCTTGTCAAATACATAGTAGTATTTAACAAGCTCGTGAGATTTTGGCTCGAAATAAAAATATAATGGGGTATGCGTTGAAGAAATGTAACTAATCAATGATAATGGGTATAAATGATAATCATCGCTAAAATGGCAATTATTGTTAAGACAAGTAATGTCATAAATGTAAATTTCAGGAATATCAATATTATTATTTTTAGGCTTTTTATCATCAAAAAATAAACTTGAATTTTTAGGTTGCTCGGAAACTGGAACAGGGATTTTGTTTTCAATAGGTGGAACATCTTTATCAGGCTTTTCAACTTCAAACATAGACATAACAATAAAATAAAAATAAAGTAAAAGTAAAACAAAGACTAAAACAGCTAAAAAGAAATAAAAACGAACAAATGATTTTTTATTTGAGCTTTGCCCTGAATGATATAAGTTAAAAACTTCTTGAAGAAATGGGATATTTATAATTTCTAATTGATCTTTTTTATAAAGTCTAAAGCTGGCATATACTTCATAACGAAATTTCTTTGAAAACAATCTACGCGAGCTATCAACAGCCCTATAAAATTTCTCTGCAATACGTTTGTATTCATTATTTACGAGCGTTAAATCTTGCGTAATTAAATAGATATCTTGATATAAATGACGATGATATGTAAGCCACCAAACTAAAATTTCATCTTTTTTATCTTTAAAAAAGTTGTGACACTCGTCAAGGACGAATACACAACCAAATAAATTTAACTCTTTAGCTTTCTCATTTACTTCGTTATCGGTAGCACCAGTCTTATAAAGAGCATATAAATTTCTTAAGCCTAAATAAAATTCATCAAAGTCAAACTTTTTAAATTTATCGCATAGCTCAAATTTAAACTCATTTATATTTGTATAACAAAATGAATAATCTGGCTTTTCTTTAGGCTTAACAAATTTAGTTAAAAACGTCTTTTTTGGCTCATAAAGAAAGAGCCTATATATCATAAAAACAGCGTAATAAGTTTTACCGCTTCCAGGATTACCAACTAAATACGTAATCATCTTTACAACTTCGCAATAACAAAAGAAAGTAAAGTATCTCTAGCGTTTTTAAATACAAAAATGCCAATCTTTGTAGCATAGATCACAAAAAAGCTAAGAAAAACAGGCGAAAAGATAACAAAAACATCACAAAGAGCATTCCAAGCGCCAAGAGATTTTAAAACCATCATAGAAGTAGTTATGATCTTATCATTACCAACGGATAGATTATTAATATAATCAACAATGTAATTAAATTTAGTATAAATGAAATTTAAAATAACCAATACAGCAGCAACATAAGAAAGTATTGAAGCAAATAAAAGCAAATTTATAACAACCATTTTTGCAAAGGTTATTTTACGAAGCACAAAATCAACAACCTTGCCCCATTTAAAGAAACCAAATAAATTAACAATCATTGCAATTATTGCTGGCATATCCTACCCCTTTAAAAAGTAAATAAAAAAAGCTTAATAGTGATTATCAAGAACAAAACAAAAAACACTACATAAAAGAAATAATAAAGAGTTTGAGAAGCTGGAGCAATAACTTTACAAATATCAAAGGTTATATCTTTTCTAAAGTAAGAAAAATCAACATTATAAGTTAAAGGGCAAGTGTTAGGAATAGCGCTTTGATTAAATTTCGCCAAACCACCTTCTTTAATTTTAGAGATAGTATCATTTAAGCTATTTTTAAAGTCTTGTGCTTGTGAAATAACACTATCCAAAGCACCCTTAAAATCTGAATTAAATTTATCAGAGTCTTTTTCAAGATCGCCATAATCTAATTTTTGAGCTACGGCATCATCGCCCTTACCTTCTTCGCCTTTGCCGTCTTGTTTGCCATTGCCGTTATAATTTGGATTTGGTTTTGTTTCTACACCAGTCCCACCACCACCGCTAGAACCATTGCCAGCAGAGCCACCACTATTATTATTCGAAGGGTTGCCACTTTCTCCGCTAGAGTTGTTTGAGTTTTCATTATTGTCCTTTTTGTTAGGTTTAGTATCTTCTTTTTTATTATCTTTATTGTTTGAATTTGTAGAGTTGTTATCGTTTTTCTTGTCTTTATCTTCATCAGGTTTAGGCTTTTCTTTATCTTTATCGCTTGAATTTGTAGAGTTGTTATCGTTTTTCTTGTCTTTGTCTTTATCATTATCATTCAATCTAGGCTTAAAACGAATTAATTTACCATCTGAACAATTACCAAATTTAAAAGGTGGTTTAATCACCATTACACCAGGTTCATAAGAAGAACCAAAACCAGAGCAGGCGCAACGCATTATTTGAGCATCACTTAAAGCGTTAGAACAATCAACGCAACCGCCTTGAGCTGTGCCGTTTGGATCGCCATATTTATTTAAATTTTTATCGGAACAATCAACATAACAAAGATTGTTTTCAACATCCCAAGACTGACCAGCTGGACAAGCTGGCACGCATTGCTTTAAAAAAGTATTAAAGTTCTCGCCAGCATTACAAGTAGTAATTTTTGAAAGAGAATATTCTTTAACATAAGAAAAAGTAACATCTTTACAATCAGCACCACAACTAAATTTACTATCAAAACAAACATAGTTATCAGCGTAATCATCAAATTTGCAAAAAGAATTTTTTTTCTCAAAAGAAGAAAAGTAAGAATATAAAATTAAATTCTTACGATCAAATTGAAAACCACTCCAAGAAATACCTAAAGAAAGATTAACATAATCAACAGTAGAACCATCAGCATGATAAACATCGTTATCTATTTTTATAAAATCATCAAGCAATAATAAAGCATCAACAGAAGAACGAAGATTATATCGACTTAAAGAAATGTCACGATAATAACCAAGCTCATAATCACTAGGCATATCAAAAGTAAAACTAAAAGAGCTTAACAAACTAAGCAGGCAAAGAATTTTTAAAAGAAATTTCATAAGAAATCCTTAAAAAACCTTTTTTGTAAAGAGAACTAAGCCAGCGCAAATCGGCAGAGTTAAAATCATAAACCAAATAAATATAGAAAAGAAGTAGTCGAAAGCTGGAACGCCAATCACACTAAACATTTAAACACCTTTTTTAAATTTTGGATAGGACTATAAAAATAAACATACAAAGCAAGAAACCGCATAACGCACCAGTTAGGGACATCAAGAAGTTATATTGCTCAAGAGTTAGATTTAGATAGACTTTATCCATATTAAAATCTTTTATCTTTTTATCTTATACGTTGTAACTGTGTAATAGCTATCACTTTTACCAGTTAGCAACCTAAAAGCTTTTTTAACGATATAACATACCGCTAAAAAAGCTATCATTCCGCCAGCAATCGCAAAAACTGGGGTATAATCAAAAGCAAAATATTTCAAATAATCATAAGCACTATAAAACGAATTAGGATCGGCAGTTGTCGAACCAGTTGCACCGCCTTGACCCCCTGAAGTTGAACTATGTTTTATCGGCTTTACAACTGATTTTCCAGTAGCTGGATCGGTCATAATAATATAGCTTGGTTTATGTGTAGTTTCAGCCATAATAAAAAGCTCCTTTTAAGAACTGACGCACTTCGTTTGTCGGCTAAAAGCTTTGCTTCGCACTCTGCTTTTAGCTTTAAAAATTTTGTGTGCTAACTTTTAAAAAGGCTAAAAGCTGATGTAATAGAGAAAATTATCGCAAAGAAAACAATCACAACAGCAAAGAAAGAGTTTAAAAATATACCAAACTTCGTAACGTCTATAAAATCAAAATACATTTTTAACCTTTTTAAAAATTAGCCCCAATTAAGGGGCAAACACTTATTTCAAAGAGAAAAAAGCCTTTTATCATCATAGCTTTTCCCGAGATCCACGGTGGTCAGGACATCATTTCCGGAACTCTCTTTCGGCGCGAACAGCAACTTCATCGCATTTTCCGTATCCTCCGGCCTTTCCAGCCTTTCCACCTTCTCCAGCATTTTTTCACGGGACTCCGCACGCTTAATACTCTTCTCCCGGTTAAACTGCCGCAGTTTTTCGATAACGGCCTCCTGATGCTTTAACTCTGCCTGCTGATTCAGAAATGCCTTCCACTCTGCCGCCCGAAGCTGTCTCTTCTTCTCTGCATAAGCGGTATAATTTCCCTGGTAGACTCTGGCTTTCCCGTTTTCCAGGTCGATTACTTTCGTAACAATCTTATCCAGAAAATAGCGGTCATGCGAAACCAGAAGTACCGCCCCGTCATAGCGCTTCAGCACTTTCTCCAGCCATTGCAGGGACTGAATATCCAGATGGTTTGTAGGCTCATCCAGAATCAGAAGATCCGGCTTCTCCTGCAAGATCTCCTCCAGCCTTTTCTTCGTTTTCTGTCCGCCGGAAAGAGACTGAAAACTCTCGTCTTCCGTCTCGATATCGGCGTGTTGCTGTGCGAGGCATGCCATCTTTTTCTCTTTAGAAAAAGCAATGCCCCCCTCATCTGCCTCCTCAATTCCCAGCATACATCGGAGCAAAGTTGTTTTTCCGGAACCGTTTATCCCGACAATCGCCGCCTTCTCTTTCTCTTCAAGATGGAAAGAAACCTCATTCAGTACTGTCTTTCCTACATAGGATTTGCTAAGCATCGATACATTTAAAATCATAGGCTCAGTATACTGGATTCCCATGGGACAATCTATTATTTTTTTTTGAACATGCTATTTTCTTGTCAATCCTCCGGAAATGCTATAAAATAGAGTCGGCTTTACTGGGAGGTAAAGCCTTTTAGTCTATTTATACATAAGGAGGAATGGATATGGCACACGTAATTAGTGATGAGTGCGTTAGCTGTGGAGCAT